GAGCGGGTATTCGGCAAGCCGTGAAAACTATATGGCGCAGTTGATCTGCGAACGCCTAACGGGCAAGCCCACCGAGGGCTTCTCTAACGCAGCAATGGAATGGGGCACGGAGCAAGAGCCGCACGCTAGGGCCGCGTATAGCGCCAAGACAGGCGAGTTGGTAGAGGAGGCAGGGTTTATCCCGCACCACGACATCCCCGGCTCGGGGGCATCTCCCGATGGTTTTGTGGGTGATGCCATCGTGGAATTTAAGGCACCCAACACGGCCACGCATTTGGAATATGTGTTAGCGGGCAAGCCACCCGAGAAGTACGTCACGCAGATGCAATGGCAGATGGCGGTGACGGGTGCGCCGTGGTGTGACTTTGTGTCTTACGACCCACGTTTGCCCGAGCATCTGCAACTGCTGATCGTGCGTGTTCCGCGTGACGAAACCCGTATCGCAGAACTTGAAACCGAGGTGCGCAAGTTCCTCGCAGAGTTAGACGAGAAAGTGAAACAACTGGAAAAGGTGAAACTGTGAATTACGATCCAAACATGAAGGGTGTGCTGTTTAAGAATGACAAGGGCGACAACCCGAACCGCCCAGACTATCGTGGGTCATGCGTTATCAATAACGTGGACTACAACATTTCGGCATGGATAAAGGCCAGCAAGAAAACGGGCGATAAGTTTATGAGCCTGAAAATAGAAGCCAAGGGTGAGGGCAAATTGTCGCGTGGCGGTGAACCGCAGCGTCAGCCGACCAAGAAGCCGCAGTTGAGCGAGGACAATTGGGATGACCTTGACGCCCCATTCTGACTTTGAGGCAAGGTTTCGGGCGAGTCGCCCTGCGGAAATCGTAGTGGCGACTTACCTCTTAAACCTTGGGCATACGGTGACGCTCCCGCAGCGTCGGTTGCGTGCCAACTTTGCCGACCGCAAAGAATATGCAGATAAGGGCGATATTTATGCAAGTGACAAGCGCATAGAGGTCAAGCATCTCAAGCGTGATTTTGAGTTTGGCGAGTGGCCGTTTGAGACGGCAACCATCTGCGCTAAGGCATCGTTTGACAACGCGCACCCTCGGCCTGATTGGTACTTTCTGGTCAATCACAGCATGACGGTTGCGGCGTTGGTGGACGTTAATACGACGTTTCCTGATTGGATCGTGCGTAAACAGTTAGACCCGGCTCGGGGTTACGATTACGACGTTTATGCCGTGACGCCTGAGTATTTGGCATGGCGTTACATAGACTTTGAGGAAAAACTGTGAAGGTATTTATCGGCTACGACAGCCGCGAGGACATTGCGTATCAGGTATGCCGCAAAAGCCTGCTCAAGCACGCCTCTATTCCGTTAGACATCCAGCCCATCAAACAGTCAGAACTTCGGGAGCGTAACCTTTACTGGCGGGAGACTGATCCGTTGTCGTCTACGGAGTTTTCGTTTACCCGCTTCTTGACCCCATATCTCGCCGGGTACGACGGTTGGGCGGTGTTTATGGACTGCGATTTTCTTTTGCGGGGGGATATTGCGGGACTGATGGACTACGCCGACGGGGCAAAAGCGTGCTTTGTGGTACAGCACGATTACAGGCCGTTTGAAAAGGTCAAGATGGACAACAAGGCGCAACATCAGTATCCACGAAAGAATTGGTCATCGTTCATGTTTATGAACTGTTCGCACCCCGAGGTCAAGGCGTTGACACCCGAGGTTGTGAACAGGGAGAGTGGAATGTTCCTGCACCGCTTTGAGTGGCTAAAGGACGAGTCCATTGGCTCCCTACCGATAGCGTGGAACTACCTTGAGGGCTGGTACACCCGCGACCATTGCCCTAATCCTATCGCTGTCCATTTCACCCGTGGCGGCCCGTGGTTCCGCGACTACATGGAAGTGGAATACGCCCGTGAGTGGTTAGAGGCCAGCCGGTGAAGCGCATATTTCCTAAAGGCACGACGCCCGAGCAGTTAGCGACAGCAGCCGCACGCATGGTGCAGGGGTTGTCGGCTAACCGAGCGTGGTGCATAGAGATTGTGGAATGGAAAAAGCCCCGCACCAATCAGCAGAACGCTTTTCTTTGGGGCGTAGCGTACCCGGCGATCCTTGAGGGCGGCGGTGAGGCGTTAGCGGGATGGACACGCGATGACCTGCACGAATACTTCCTTGGTGAATGTTTCGGCTGGGAGACGCTGGAGGGGTTTGGGCGTAAGCGTATGCGACCGCTCAAACGATCCTCGGCGCTAACCAAGCAAGAGTTTAGCGATTATTTGCTGTTTATAGAGTCGCGCTGCGCGGATATGGGCATTGTGATACCGGAGCCGGTGTATGAGTCTGCGTAAAGAAGCCAAAGGACGCGGCTGCATGGTGCGCTTGCCCGGTATCTGCAACTTCAACAGCGAAACCGTGGTGCTTTGTCACATACGCTTAAACGGCATTAGCGGCATGGGCATGAAATCACCCGACCTGATCGGTGCGTGGGCGTGTAGCGCCTGTCACGACGAAATAGACGGCAGAACACACAAAAGCGGCATGACGCACGATGAACTACGCCTTGCCCATTTTGAGGGCATGGCCCGCACCATTTCGCAACTTGAAAAAGAGGGGTTGGTGTGAGTTTTGTCGTAGACACCCCGTACACCACGGCCTACGTGCGTAACGAGTTTCTGTACGACCAACAAAGTGGGTATGGCAAGTTTACGCTTTGCACCGTGTTTGGGTTCCGCGCTGAACCTGCCCGAGTGCCGATGTTCCAAGTGATGTTAGAGAACGGCGCACAGTGGGCCAGAATTCCAATCCACGCGCTTTGCGCTAAGCCCTGTGAACCGCTATCGCTCAACTTGTCTGTGTGGTGGGACTCGTTCAGTAGGCATTGCGAGGTGCGCGAGATGCAAATGCTTCGCAATCACCGCGTTGAGGCGCTGGGTCGCGATAAGGTCATGCGGGCGGGGACGTACCTGTTTAGCGTGTTTTGGGCCAATGGCGGTTGGGCAGAGGTGCCTGACCAGAGTAAGGATCACCACATCATCGCGCTAGACACCGGCCCGTGGGTTGCCTACCCCAATAACCGATTGCTGTGGAAAGACCCGTCATGGATTACGGGCGACGTACCAAGGGATTGGAAGTCACCATCAACCAACTACTCTGTGGAGGGTTTATGCGGTTCCTAATGCGTTTTAAGCGGTTTTGGACGCGAATCTATGGCGATGATTGGCGTCACGTTCCCCCGCCCGTATGGGCTTGTAAGCGCGGTGGGAGGGAATACTGGTGATAGACAACGAAAGCCCACCGGGGTCGTGGAAAAAAGAGATGGAGCGTGCGCCGTGGGGGTACGGTCAAAGTCAGGCGCAAAAGGTACAATTTGCGTTGGCAGAAATACGTCAGCGTGGAATGTGGGAGATTGCCGAGGTGCTGGAGCGTGAGATTAAGACGCTACAAGCCGAGGTTGCACATTTGAGCCGTTGAAGGGTCGTCTAATGGTAGGACAACGGACTTTGACTCCGTGAATGTTGGTTCAATCCCAGCCCCTTCAGCCACGCTGGAAGTGTGGAACGTCCTTAAACGATTTCCAGAACCCACCCCATTGGTTCTTTGGGTGTAGACCCTCCCAATAGACGCCTATCGGGGTCAGGGTTTTGATGTCGTAGGTCAGTTTGCCGTCCTTAAAGAAATTAAGGTCAATGGCGCAGCGTTTAAGGTGCATGGAGTTCATCGTCTTGCTGCGGCCTGTTTTGACGTAAATCTGTTGCTGTTCGGCGGTGCGAAATAACTCGCCGCCCGTCACGACAAACCCTTGCTCGGTCGCGTAGTTGATAAGTTTGGCGACATCCAAAAGGAAAGCGGCTTGTTCGGCGACAAGGCTCATTTTAACGCTTCCTTTAACTGGTCGGCTTTGTCCTTGCTGCCTTGGCTTGAGCCAAAGTAGTAAGACACGATCTGTGTGGCGATGGCAGAGAGGACGCCGAGGACGTAGATAAGGATGTCCTTGCGCGAACTTTCTACCGGGGTGTTGTCAAACATAACAACGCCAAAGAGGATAAAGGTCAACGCTAATAGCCCAAGGGCAAGGATAGGCGTGACGATCTTGTTGATAAGCGGGGCGTCTTTGCTTGTCGCAATCGCTGTCTCCCGATCCCGTGCGCTACTTACGTCTTTTAAGCGCATTTCTAATTCAGCAAGGTCTAGTTTGTTGTCCTCTATCTGCAAGCGCATGAGTTCTTCTTCATGCTCCATGGCGGCAATCTGAACCTTAGCCATG